TCACTGGACGCCGCGATGACGCTTGTGCCGGAAGGGTGCGACGTAATGATGGGCCGACCCCCGGCGCGTCGAAGAGTTAACCAAATTTGGGCTCAGGTATGGGATGCCCGCACAAGCGAAACGCGAAACGAAAGTGTAGGGTGTAACCTCGCTGCTGCCCTATGCGCTGCCGCCCTCCGCGCGCTGGCAAAGGAGAAATAGTATGACCGAGGCAGAGAGATTGGCTGAGCGGTTGCTTGATCTTGTGTCGAATTTCACAAAGCCAAGTTACCGCGAAACGCTCACTGATTCAGCCGCTCTCCTACGCTCGCAGGCTGAGGAACTGGAACGGCTGAGAGCAGAGATCGTGGCATTAGAGCAAATTACTGCCGATGTTCAGGCTCATGGCCAAAAAGGATGGTCGAAGGCATTTCAGGCTTTGGGGGACGTGAAATGATTTTGCTCGCCCTCGCTGCCGCCGCGCTGGACCCAGTCGATACCGCGATAAGTAAGTGCTACAACGACCGGGCCTGCGCAGCCCATGCGATAGCGCACGACAAGATGGTCAGTATTGCGATCGACTATTGCGAGAACATGGGTCCCCGGCCTCAGAACCTCACTCCCCAACAGGAAATGGACCTGATCGATCTCTGCTACGTCTATTGGCGTGGTTGGTGGGATAACGAAAAGCGGGCACTTGACAAGCAGAATTGACCTCGGTATAGGACGGGCTCCGACACAGGAGATTTGTTATGGATATCGCTGTTTTTGAAGATGTCGCCAATTTCGGACCCACGGAAGACGGCGCCCCCTATACCGCCCCGGTCTATTGCGTCATGGCACAGGATGCCAAGGGCAATCGCTGGGTTCACGAGATGACCTTCCCCTGCTGCAAGCGCTATGCGACCATGGTCGAAGGCGACCTGATCGTCCGCTTCGAGGACTTGAGCAAGATCGCACAGGCCCGTGCGGAAGACCTCGCCTCCCGCGTCCGCAAGGCCCTCGCCGCCGGTGGTCAGATCAACTTCGATTATTGGGTCGAAACCTTCCCCGCCTACGGCTCCGAGGCCTACCGCGAGGAAGACATGGTTGTGTGGGAGAAGGAATATGCCTGAGCCCCTGACATTCTCGGTGAGCTACCCGGTCCCCGATCCCGACTTCGTTACTCTGAAAAGCGGGCTTACCCCCGCAGAGGCCGTTGAGTGCCACCGCGAGCGCTTCAAGGTACGACCCGATCGCCCCCTCACCCCAGAGGACTTCCGGGACTTCGGCCAGTGCTGCGACCTCGGCGTCCTCGGTTACTCCTCGCTGGATTACCGACCGAAGTATGAATTCAAGCCCTACGCCGTGACCCACTACATCACCCGCACGGCACCCGAGGAGGCCTACACCTCTCTTGGTCTCAACTGGAAAGAGGAGTGCGAGCGCATCGCTGAGCGGTGCTCGGGGGTTAACGGTTTGCGCGTCGAAGAGTATGTCACGAAGGTGAAGGCCCTCGATGATGCCGTCCTTGAAGTCTATCGCCGGAGGGCCGTTGTATGAAGCGCGATCTCGACTATGTCTGGCACCTCCACTTCGTGATCGCGAAGAAGATCAGCCTGAGTGGCAAGGTCCCTCGCTGGGTTTTATTCCGGACTGTCGCCCGCCGCCTCGTTTTTCAGCAAATCTGGGTATACGCAGACCCTCGCCACGTCAATTTAGGATCACGCCATGAATAAATACAGCGCCGTCCGCTCTGACCATATCGAGTACGGCTTCTGGCTGGTCTTCGACAAGACCGGCGGGGTCAAGCTCTACCGGCAGATACCCAATATCTTGCGCACTGAGCGCAAGATGTACCTGAGCGCGACCTTGCCTCTGAGCTTGTTCAGCGAGCCGGAGCTCAGGGCTCGCATCACGGTTCCTGAGGACCCCGATCGCCCTGACCGGACGATCGACGTCTCCGCAGCTCGAGAGGCCCTACAGGGCGCTCTCGGCGTGGACATCGATGTTCACATGCAGATAGTGCCGTGACGCCCACCGAGCAGGAGCAGCGCATTCTCATGGTGCTGGCGGGGCACCCCCGGCAGTGGCTGAGCGAGAGCGAGATACGGTTGAAGTCAGGCGTCCCGGGACCCTGCTACGAGGTCCTGAGACGCCTCGGCAAGAAGCACGACATCACCAGCCGCAAGGGCCCCAACGGGGGCTTCTATTACCATCCGAAGAGGGAGGAACCCCCCGTGAGCACATACCGAGGAACCGGACGCAGCTACAAGCAGCTGGAGGCCCTGCCAGATGGCAGTGCTTTCATCATCGCCAGTATGACGTCCGTCGGCTACTTTCGCGACCTGCTGGCCAAGATGAACCGCGACCCTTTCGCGATCGACTTCTATGAACTTGTTCATCTGGACAGGCTCCGTGGTAAGCGCTTCCCTGCGATCGATATGGATCACTTCGCCCGGGAAATCGCCACTATTCGTGAACTGGCCGACTACCTCCTCATCGCACCTGCGGTGACGCACCCATGAGCGATACCAGCTGCCAGCAACCCGGCTGCACAGGCGCCGCTACAGACGGCTTCCTGTGCATCGATCACTTCATGGCCCTGCCGCTCTGCCTGCGCATGGGCTGGCTGATGCACGAGTTCGGCACACCCAAGAAGGAAGCCGCCCGTCAGGAGATACTGACCCACATCCAAGAAGCCGACATCCTGAAAGACTTGGGCTTCTAGCCATTATCTAGTTGACAAGCACCTACTTACCTCTTATACGCCGGTTTACACCAGCCGGAGAACCGACATGATCAAGACCCGTGAGCAGTATATGAACGCCTTCATTGCCAAGGCTCGCCCGCACTTCGCCAAGATCGGTGCCCCGATCCCTGAGCGCGTGCGCGCATCAATCGGTTTCACCTCCAAGGGTCTGCGCGGCAAGCGCATCGGTGAATGCTGGGACAGCCTCGCCAGCGGCGATGCGACGTTCGAGATGTTCATCGTCCCTTCGATCGACGATCCGCAGCGCATCTGCGGCATCCTCACGCACGAACTGATCCACGCCGCAGTCGGTCTTGAAGCGGGCCACGGCCCGGCCTTCCGCAAGGTCGCCGTAGCTCTGGGTCTCGAGGGCAAGATGACTGCGACGACTGAGGGTGAGAAGTGGCACGCATGGGCCAACCCTATCATCGCCAAGCTGGGCGATCTGCCGCACAGCAAGCTGACCGGCAACTCGACCGGCAAGAAGAAGCAGACAACCCGCATGATCAAGCTCAGCTGCGAGTGCGGCTTCACCTGCCGCACGGCCCGCAGCAACATCGTCGACGACATGATCTGCCCGACGCAATGCGGCGGCGAGCTGATGGAGGGCTGAGGTGGAGTTCTATGAGATCATAGCGGAGCTCGATCGGCTTGATGATCATCTGCTTGCCATCCGCAACACCATTCGCAAGGCCATGCTCGACGAGGAAATACGGAACGTCGAGCGTGACTACGATCGCCTGATCGGGGAAATGGTGGTCTGGACTGGCGAGAAGCGCAAGCCCGGCGAGCACACTCGGGGTGTCATAGAAGTCTTCGATGAGCGGGTCCACGGACAGTGGCGCGGCACCTTTGGGTACTTCCACGGCCAGTTGGTTGTGCGGTCGCCCAGAGGCTACCGCATCAGCCCATACACCTCAGACAACTGGACCCGGCCATGAGCAAGCACACTTTCGCCGTCGGGGCCAACCGCAACATGCGCTTTGTCATCCGATCGACCATGCGCAGCGGGAACTACGCCGTGTCGCTGTTCGGCAAGTCTGGCAAGCGCATCGCCCATGTAAAGGGCTGGGGCCCCAGCGGCTGCGACACCCTTGATGCCGCCGCCTACTACAAGGACCCGAAGCACGCCGAAGGGCTCTTCGCCTTCCTGTTTACACGCATCGACCGCTACGTCGATCGCCCCGGAATTGTCGACCTGTGGCTTGCAACCACTTATGAAGGCAAACTGTCGTGATTGCCAAATACGTCAAACTTGGGGTCCCCGAGAATGGCCGTGCGGCCTTTCATCAGGGGTGGGATGATAGCCAGAACCCCCACGACAAAGATACCCCTGAGCGTGTGCGTTGGCACGCCGACTGGTGGACCGCAAACGCCGACGCATACGAAGATTACTGCAAAGGAGACCCAAGATGATACTCTACAAGACACCCGCCGGTGTGTGGACCGGCACGCAGGCTGACGCCCGCGCCGCCGCCAAGGCCGAAAGCGGAGACCCCAAGAACTGGGTCGAGTTCAACGTCCCCGTCGACAAGGCCGGGCTGCTCTGGTTCCTCAACGAGCATAGGGTTGCGGCCAGCAACGCCGTGGCTATCGACGCCCCGGTACCCACACCTGAAGAAGACGATCCATGGGGCATCGCCGAGGAACTGCCCGAAGTCACCATAACCGACGCCCCTGAGTTCACGGGAAAGTTGACTATCGCCCGGGCAAACCTCGATCGTACCACCTTCGCCCCGCTGACCAAGACGGCTGACGACGTCGTGGGCATCATCCACGAAGCCGACCATGCCGACCTGTCGAACTACTTCGAGGCGGTGATCTACCGCGCCAAGGAGCTGCAGCCATGAGCGATCCCGTCAATCACCCCAAGCACTACACCGAGCACCCCAGCGGCGTCGAGTGTATCGAAATCACGGAGCACATGGGCTTCAACCTCGGCAACGCCATCAAGTACATCTGGCGGGCCGACCTCAAGGGCCAGAGCATCCAAGACCTCGAGAAAGCCCGTTGGTATCTCGACCGCGAGATCACCAAGCGCAAGGAGGAAGAAGCTACGGAGAAGCTGATCATGGATACAATGAGGAAACTAAGCGATGCGCAGTAAGAACCACATCGATCAGCTCTGACATGATGTTCGCCAGTTCCACATAACCTTCGGTCATCCGTGGCTTTCACGTCCCGCCTTGCAGCCCGCAGACCGCGTCGAGAAGCGCGCCAGTTGGCTCGAGGAAGAAGCTCAGGAGCTCCGGGAGGCAAAGACCATAGCCGAGCAGGCGGATGCTTATATCGACAGCATCTACTTCGCTCTCGGCGGTCTCGTCGAGCTGGGCGTAAGGCCCGGCGAGATATGGGACCTCGTGCATGGTGCGAACATGGCCAAGGTCTGGCCAGACGGCACGGTGCGTCGCCGTGAAGATACCAAGATCGTCAACATGATCGATCCTGACAACCCAATCTGCCCGGCCTGTGGCGGCGCGCATCTCGATCGCCCCGAGGTCGATATCGGCGTCGGCACGCAATACGGCCCGTGGGAGTGTTTCAATCCCTCCTGCGGCTGGAGCGAGAACGATGCGGGGCCTCCTTTTGCGGACGACATCGACAACCCAGCCCCGTTTTAAGTAGGTACTTGACAACGTGTTGCTTACCCCTTATACGGAGGGCTCACACCGAGGAGACACGACGTGGTATTTCAACCTTCAATTCAACAGCAGGCCATTTTCGACGCAGTCAGCGACCGCAACGGCGGGAGCCTGATCATCGAAGCCGTCGCAGGCGCGGGCAAGACCACGACCCTCGTCAAGGCTCTGGAACTCATGAGCGGTAACATCTTTCTCGGCGCGTACAACTCGAAGATGGCCAAGGAGCTGAAGGAGCGCACTGGCCACCTCGCGAACGTCCGCGCTGGGACCTTCCACTCCGCAGGCTTCAACGCCCTGCGCTACGCCTACAAGGACCGGCTGGGCAAGGACGTCAACGACAAGAAGGTGATCAACATCGTTGACCGCTTCCTCGAAGACGGCACACTACCCGCCAACCTCGCTGACATCGCCCCGTTGATCGCCAAGACGGTCTCGATGGCCAAACAACGCGGCCTCGGCGCCCTGACTGACATCCGCGACATGGATGCGTGGGAGGCCATGCTCGACCAGTTCGGCCTGACCGACGACCTACCCGAGTGGATCGAAGTCAGCGACTACGAGATCATCAACGCCTCGATCCGCGTGCTCGAGAAGTCGAATACGATCCTCAACCCGATCGACTTCGACGACATGGTCTACCTGCCGCTGGTCTTCAAGCTCCGCCTCTTCCCGCAGGACTGGGTCCTGATCGACGAGGCGCAGGACACCAACTCAACCCGCCGCGCGCTCGCCGCACGCATGCTGAAGCCCGGTGGCCGCGTGATCGCCGTCGGTGATCCCCGTCAGGCCATCTACGGCTTCACAGGCGCCGACAACGACGCCCTCGAGCAGATCGCCGCCCAGTTCAGCTGCAAGCGCATGCCCCTGACCGTCAGCTATCGCTGCCCGCAGGCTGTCGTCGCTCATGCCCGCAACTGGGTGAGCCACATCACTGCCGCCGACACAGCTCCTGAAGGCAGCTTCTCGACGATGAACTTCGCCGACCTGAACAGCACTGTGAAGCCGGGCGACATGGTCCTTTGCCGCTTCAACAAGTATCTGGTCTCGACATGCTTCGCGCTCATCCGTCAGGGCACCCCCGCCCGCATCGAGGGCCGTGCGATCGGCGCCGATCTCGTCGCCCTGATCCAGAAGTGGAAGATCACCTCGATCGACACCCTCGAGACCCGCATCGAGACGTGGATGCTCAAGGAAGTCAAGAAGGCCTTGGCCAAGGAAGACGACCAGCGCGCCGCCCGCATCGCCGATCGCGGCGAGACCGTCAAGGTCCTCATCGAGCGCGCCCGCGAGCTGAAGATGACCACGATCGCACAGCTGGCCGAGATGACGATGTCGATGTTCGACGACCGCGTGGTCGACAAGAAGGACATGGTTACGCTGTGCAGTGTCCACCGCTCCAAGGGCCTCGAGAACCCCCGGGTCTTCATCTTGGGCCGTGGCGAGCTGATGGGCCGCCGGATGCGTCGCCAATGGCAGAGCGAGCAGGAGATCAACCTGATCTACGTCGCCGTAACCCGCGCTCAGGAAGCCCTCATCGAAGTCGTAGGGGTAGCATGATGACCGAGGAGTATTTCATCCGCTGCGAGGACATACGGATCGGTGAGGGATATAGCGACGAGTGCGGCGACTACATCTCAACCGGCAGCCGCGTCGAGCTTCGGTTCCGCGCTTACCCGGTCCTGCGACGCACCCCCTGCGGTGTCGTGATCGATGACTACCAGTATCGAAATACGCCACTTAGGGGCCGCTTCATCAACTTCAGCTGGAACAAGCAGTTCGCCCACGCCACCAAGGAGGCGGCACTGAAGAGCTTCATCGCTCGCAAGAACCGGCAGGAGCAGATCAACTTGGCCCGGGCGCGAACCGCAGCCGCTGCCCGGCAGCTGGCCGAAGATAAGCTTGCCGCCGCAGAAGGCCGCTTCCAGCCGGTACCTCTCGGACTAAACGACGTTTGGGAGATGAACCAGTGACGATCGCGAAGCAATACAGTACGGATGCCTTCTGGGTCACCTGCGATGGTTGCGGTGACACAGAGGAGCTCGAGGGTGACGATTTCGCCGAAGCCCTCGACGACGCTAAGACCCGTCACGGCTACACGGTCGCCCGGGTCGACGGCCAGTGGGCCCACTTCTGCCAAACCTGCGAGGTGGACGACTGATGCGCGCACTCCTCCCGCTCCTTGCCCTAGTGGCCTGCTCCGCCGAACCAACACTCGACGACTGGATACACGTCGGCGGTGACACATTCATCCAGCGGCTCGACGTCGAAGCTGTGCGCGGAGATGCTGTACCAGAGGTCACCTTCGTCCTCCGCATCGAGGAGGGCGAATTCTATCTCGTCAAAGCCCGTATCCAGTGCAAGGGTGGCAGCATGCTGATCCTGCACTCGGATCACCACAAGGGTGGCGTCCTGCTGTCCTCAGGGAAGCCCAAAAAGACCCAGTGGTACGTCATCGATAAAGGCACACCAGCCGACGGCCTGAAGACGGTCGTATGCAATCCGACGGAGACGATATGACCGAAGTACCTCCTACCCCGCAGCAGCGGATCGAAGCGCTTGCCCAGAGGCGAGGCAAGTACCTGCATGAGGTGAAGCTGATCGATGATGAGCTTCGCGAAATCCGGGCAGAGCTGAAGACCGCCCTGAGCAAAATTCCACAGCTTGACGACGGCGAGTGACACATGCTACCTGCCAAGTACCCACTTTTAAGGAGAACACAGTGAACGGTATCGCCCAAGCAGTCGACAAGGCAGGGAGCAAGCGCAGGCTCGCGGAAACCCTCCGGGTCTCGACGCAGGCGGTTCACGAGTGGGTCAAGAAGGGCTACGTCCCTCCCGCTCGTGCACGCCAGATCGAGCAGATGTTCGAAATACCGCGCATCTCGTTGGTCAAAGCTGAACTCGCTGAGCTCATCGAACCCACCTTCTAACTGACCATATCCCGGGGGAGGGGCATGTCCAACGTGACACAGATTGCGGCACATCTCATGTCGCTTAAGGCCCCGGCTGCGCTGGCCAAGATGCAGTCGTGGCTAGTCTGGCGTTACGAGCCCAACCCGAATGGGAAGAAACCGCTCAAGGTGCCCTATTACGCCGACGGCAACAAACGCCACGGTGTGCAGGGTTCGGATAGGGATAAGTCCCGCCTAACGACGTTCGCTGCAGCCAAGGCTGCTGCAGCCAAGGGCGGGTTCGAGGGTGTCGGCATCGCCATGCTCGGCGATCACGACATCACGGCACTGGACTTCGACAACTGCTTCGACGGCTCGAGCGAGCTGCCGCCGGAGATCACGGCCATCGCCGAGCAGACCTACGCCGAGATCAGCCCCTCCGGGCACGGCGTTCGCGCCTTCGTCAAAGGCTCCTACGGCAGCCAGAAGAGCCCCACGACAGCAGACGACTATGGCTTCGAGACCTTCTTCGATAGTGGCTTCGTGACATTCACCGGTAACGTCTTGCCTGCAACGCTCGAGGCGGGCACCGAAGACAACATAGCGCGTGTAAACGCTATCGTGGACCCCCTCGTCAATAAGCGCTTCGGCGGCGCCCTCACCCGCGTCTACGATCCAGATGATCCGACAGCGGTACTGGAGAAGGTTGCTCCCCGCACCGGGCGCACGATCGAGGAGATGGAGGAGGTACTCCAGCAGCTCGATCCTGACTGCAGCCGCGATGAGTGGATACGCGTCGGCATGGGCCTGCACCACGAGACCGAGGGCGACGACACAGGGTTCCAGCTGTGGGATGATTGGTCGTCCGGTGGCAGCAAGTATCCCGACGAGGAGACGCTGCAGGCCCAATGGGACAGCTTCACCAGACGCGACGGCGGGCGCCGCGCGCCGGTCACCTTTGCAACCGTCATCCGGATGGCGAACCAGCTCAAACCGGACCTCGACATAGACCCAATCGAGGAACCCGATGAACCTCTCGCGCTTTACGCCACACCTGCCGACTTTGATGGTAAGTACCCTCTCACTGCCTTCCGCGATTACGCCGCCCGGCCAGCCCCGGCGTGGATCATCAAGGGCGTCCTCCCTCGCGCAGAACTGGGCGTACTCTACGGCGCCTCAGGCTCGGGCAAGTCGTTCATAGCCCTTGATCTCGCTCTGGCGGTCGCACAGGGCAAGAACTGGCGGGGGCGCAAGACCAAGCAGGGGCGCGTCGTTTATATCGTCGCAGAGGGCAGCGGGGGTATGGCCTCCCGCCTCAAGGCCTATGCGGACTACAACTTCATCGATGATGTCGACAATTTCGCCCTCCTCGCCGCCGCTCCGGACTTCCTCCAGAAGGACGATATGAAGGAGGTGGCTAAGGCCCTGAGGACTGTCGGCGGCGCGGACCTGATCGTCGTTGACACCTTCGCACAGGTCACCCCCGGCGCGAACGAGAACTCTGGCGAGGACATGAGCAAGGCTCTGGGAAACGCCAAGGTTCTAAACAAAGCTACGGGCGCTTTGATCCTTTTCGTTCACCATTCCGGAAAAGACCAGTCGCGAGGAGCACGCGGCTGGTCTGGCATCCGGGCGGCAGCAGACGTCGAACTGGAAGTCGTTCGGCACGAAACTGGCGCCCGGGTGCTGCGGACTTCGAAGATGAAAGACGGCGTCGATAACATCGAGTGGGCCTTCGCCCTCGAGCAGATGACCGTCGGCGTCGATGACGACGGAGATGCCATCACCAGCTGCGTCGCAGTCGAGTGCGATCCACCCGAGGAAGAGACCGTCGAGACCCTGATGAAGGCCGCCAAGAAAGGCTATGGTGTCAACCAGCGCATCCTGCTCGAGTGGGTCGACACCCTGCCGACAGACATCACCAATATGAGGCTTGTCGAGGTCGAGGACCGGATCACGGAGCTCCTGCCTGCGCCACCGGAAGGCACTCGCGATGGCCGCCGCGCGACCATGTCCCGCGTACTCAAGCAGCTATCGACAGGGCCGAATGCAAAATTCGATATTGTTAATGGATATGTTCATTTTCTCGCTTGACAAGTTATAGCTTTTTCGTCTACCCCCATACCCCTTAGGAGTTGGTTTATGGCTTTTGATTATGACACCCACACGGTCCTCTGTGACCACTGCAAAACCCCACAACCACCGACCCAAGAAGTCCTGAAGCAGGGCGGCCTCATTGCGATGGGCTGGCGCTGTTCCGGAGGCACACACGTCTGTCCAAATTGCAAGAAGGAGCACACCAATGATCAAAATTGAGATTACCGGCGACACCGCCGACGAGGTTTTCGCGCAGCTCACCGGGCTGGTCGGGCGATCGACCCAAAACGTAACCCTCGCCGATGTTTCGGTTGAAATCGTCGAAGACGAGAATGAAGCTGTAACAGAGAAGGCCACCAAGAAGCCCCCAGCGAAGAAGTCGCCGGAAAAGGCCAAGGAGCCGGAGAAGAAGCCCGAGCCTGAACCCGTCGAGGAAGACGAACCCGTCGAGGAAGAGACCTTCAAGCCTAAAGAAGATGATGATGAGCAGACCGAGGTCACATACGAGGACCTGCAGAAGGCCATGCTTCGTCTGACCAAGGCCTACAACCTCGATCGTTCGAAGGCGGCGGGCATCCTGCAGCACTTCGGTGTCGGCCATGGTGCCGATCTGAAGAAGTCGGACTACCCAGAGGCGTTCCGCATGGCCGAAGACCTGATCGCGAAGGCGCCCAAGTAATGGCTGAGCACGCCCGCTTCTCGCCCTCCTCGTTTCACCGGCTCTTCCGGTGTCACGCATCGCTCCTGTTCGCGGAGAAGTTCCCGAATGAGAGTAGCAAGTATGCCGACGAGGGGACGGCGGCGCACGGTCTGTGCTCCGCCCTCGTCAGCGGCGAGCTGAGCATTGAGAAGGCAGCAGCGGGCGTCGAGGCAGGCACCCTGTTCATGCCTACGGATCGCGGCCCGTGGAAGGTCGACAAGTTCATGCTCCAGCATGCGATCGACTTCAAGCACATCGTCGAGGAGTATGCGGGCGACGAGGGTATGGTGCTCGTCGAGCAGAAGGTCGACTTCTCGAAGTACATCAAGGTCGACGGCCAGACTGGTACTGCCGACGTCATCATCGTCTTTCCGACGCGGCTGGTCGTCATCGACTTCAAGTACGGCGCAGGTTGGCCGGTAAGCGCAGAGCGCAACGAGCAGATGTGTGGCTACGCACTGGGTGCCGTCAATGCGTTCGAGGACATTATCAAGATCGAGAAGGTGACCGTGGTCATCGTTCAGCCCCGTGTCGGTGATGGCCGCCCGTCTGATTGGACGATCGACCTGCCAGCGCTTCTGGCCTTCGGAGCCGATCTGGCCGACATGGCCGAAGCCTGTCTCGATGAGTTTGCCGAGTTCACCCCCGGCGAGGCGCAGTGCAAGTTCTGCCCGGCGGCTCAGGCTGCGGGGTGTAAGGCCCTGCAGGATCACACTTCGGCGATCCACCAAGCTGACTTCGCCATGCTCGACGATCCCGGCCCGAGTAGCGAGGAGCTGGGCGCGTTGTTCGACCGCATCACTCTGACCGAGACGTTCATGAAGGGCGTCCGCGCAGAGGTCGAGCGCAGGCTCTTCCGCAACGAGCCCGTGGTCGGTGGAGACGGCCCGTACAAGCTCGTCGAGGGCAAGCTGGGCGACCGCAAGTGGATGGATGAAGAAACCGTTGTCGCCACGATGCAGGACAACAAGATCGTACTGGATGACATCTACGACAAGAAGGTTGTCAGCCCTGCCACGGTCGACAAGAAGTGGAAGAAATCAAATCCAGAGCTTTACAAGAAGCTCAGTGGACTGTGGAACCGCAGTCCCGGAAAGCCATCTGTGGCGCCAGCCTCAGATAAACGGCCCGCAATTACTGTGGGCGCAGAGGCGAGTGACTTCGCCGATTTACCTAGTGAGGAATAGTCTTATGTCTATGGTTATTAAGAGTAAACTGGTTCTTGGTTTCCCCACCTTCGCGGAGCCCAAGGCGATCGGAGACGGCAAGCCAGCGTATGGTTGCCGCCTGATCATAGACCCCTCGAACAAGGCCGTGATCAAGCAGGTCAAGACCGCGATCGAAGAGGTTGCGAAGGAAAAATGGGGCGGTGTCGACAAGGAGGGCAACCCCCTCTGGAAGAAAATTCTCGACAAGCTGTATCGCGACAAGTGCGTCGCCTATAGCGAGCTGGAATATGTCGACAAGAATGACGAGGCTTGGGAAGGCTTCGAGGGTATGTACCACCTCGGCTGCCGCAACAGCGCCAAGAAGCCGCCGGAACTGTTCGACGCCACCAACGAGAAGGTTACCGATCCGCGCGAGATCGAGAAGCTCTTCTACCCGGGTTCGCTCTTCTATCCGAAGATTGAGTTCTGGGCGCAGGATGATCCGGAATATGGTCGTCGCATCAACTGCAACATCCTCGGTGGCCGCTTCGCTGGCAACGGCAAGAGGCTCTCTGGTGGCGGCGATACCGCCAAGGCTGACGACTTCGCCGACCTCGAGGTCGACGAAGAGAACCTCGACTTCATGTAATGGGTACGAAGTCGGCCAGTATCGGGGATAACTCTGACCCCGTCGACAACAACGAGCTTCGGCTCCTCGTCGAGCGCATCGAGCGTCTCGAGGAGGAAAAGAAGGGCATCGCGGACGACATCAAGGATGTCTACGGCGAAGCCAAGGCTCGTGGTTTTGATGCCAAGATCATGAAGCAGGTCATCAAGCTCCGCGCGCAGGAGCCCCACGACCGAGAGGAGACGCGAGCTCTGCTCGACACCTACTGTGCTGCTCTCGGCATCAACTTCTAACCAGTCGGGGGGCTCCGGCCCCCCGGCTCTTTTCAGGCGGGGCGTGCGGGTAATTCGCGCATGCTCCCGATCGAGCCAATAGCATCGGAATGCGAGAGGTCTATGCTGCACGCCCCACCTGAGAAGAGAACCCTGCTACTCGACTTCGAGACGTTCAGCGCGACGCCGCTGGCGCACGGTACGCACACCTACGCTGACGACAGCGAGATCATGGTGGCCACGTACGCCGTGGACGACGAAGAGGAAGTCTCCTGCATCGATACGACGGCGGGGGAGAGCCTCGCGCCTCTGGTCGCCGAGATCATGCGCGCCGATCGCATCGTCATCCACAACAGCTATTTCGACCGCACAGTCGCTGCGGCGCATGGTATCGTCATCCCGCCAGAGAAGATCATCGATACGATGGTTCTGGCCCTGATGCACTCCCTGCCGGGGAGCCTCGACAAGCTCAGCGAGATATACAAGCTCGGGGAGGACAAGGCCAAGATCAAGGACGGCAAACGTCTCATCCACCTCTTCTGCAAGCCGCGCCCCAAGAAGCAGAAGCTGCGTCGGGCAACGCGCGAGACACACCCGGAAGATTGGGCCAAGTTCATCGAGTATGCGAAGATGGACATCGTCGCCATGCGCGCCATTTACAAGAAGCTGCCGCGCTGGAACTTCACCAAGGACGAGCGCGACCTGTGGCTCCTCGATCAGCGGATCAACGATCGTGGCATCTACGTTGACTGTGATCTGGCCAAGGCTGCGCTCCGGACGTTCGACAAGCAGGGCCTGACACTCGACAAGCGCGCCAATGAGATGACGGAGGGTCTGGTCACCTCGCTGAGCCAGCGCGATCGCGTACTGGACTATCTGAACCGGGACCCTGAGGCCTTCTTCATCAACGACCTGAAGAAGGGCACGATCGCGGAGTTGCTCAAGGAAGAGGAGCTCCCGGACGACATTCGGGAGATGCTCGCGTTGCGTCTGGAGGGCGCCTCGACCTCTCCGACCAAGTACACCGCCCTACTGCGCTCTACGAGCCCTGACAGCCGCCTGAGGGGCACGACGCAGTTCTGCGGAGCTGCACGTACTGGCCGCTGGGGTGGACGCATCTTCCAGCCCCACAACCTGCCCCGCCCCAAGCTGAAGAGCGGAGCCATCGAGATCGGCATCGAGGCTATGAAGCTGGGCGTCGAGGACCTGCTCTTCGACAACCCCACCGACCTCTGCGTCTCCGCGATCCGTGGCGTGGTGCACTCCGCCCCGGAGAACAAGCTGGTCATCGCCGACCTCTCGAACATCGAGGGGCGCGTGCTGGCTTGGCTGGCGGGCGAGGAGTGGAAGATACAGGCCTTCATCGACTACGACAATGGCGTCGGGCCCGACTTGTACATGGCCACCTACGCCCGGGCCTTCAAAGTCTCAATCGACAAGGTCCTCGAGAACGAGGAGGAAGGCGACGGCAAGTTCAGGCAGATCGGTAAGGTTCTGGAGCTCGCCTGCGGCTTCGGTGGGTCTGTTGGCGCCTTCGCCTCCATGGGTGCGATCTACGGGGTCAAGGTACCCGCAGAGGAGGCGCTGGAGCTCGTCGGGGCGTGGCGGGCGGCGCACCCGGCGACGACCAAGTTCTGGTACGCCCTCAGCGATGCCGTCTGGGAGTGTATCGAGCATCCAGACGACAATACGCCGGTATGGAAAGTACGCGGTATCCGCATCGATCGCCGCAAGAGCTGGCTGCGCATTCAGCTGCCCTCGGGCCGCTGCCTCTGCTACCCCAATATCCGCATCAAGCCCCGCAAGAAGATATGGACCGACACCGATGGCAACCAGACCGTCGAGTGGCGCGACACCATCTGCTATGATGGCGTGGACCCGTTCAAGAAGTATTGGGGCACCGTCGAGACCTACTACGGCAAGATCGTCGAGAATATCGTACAGGCGACCAGCCGCGACATCCTCGCCCATGGCATGAAACTGGCAGAAGCAGAAGGAGCTGAAATTGTCCTCCACGTCCACGATGAGATCATCGCCGAGGTTCCAGACAGCAACAACTGGCCCGTCCGCGTCCTCGAAGAGTGCATGTCCCGAAACCCCGACTGGGCTGCTGGCCTTCCGCTCGCAGCCAAGGGCTTCGAAACCTACCGATACCGAAAAGGATAGGGAGCGCGATGTCGAGAAATACTTCAAGCATCGTGTGGCCGAGACAGGCGGGCAAGAGCGCAAGCTCAGCTATATCGGCAGGGTTGGTTGCCCCGATCGTGTCGGCATATGGCCGGGCGTCACCGTCGCCCTGTTCGAACTCAAGAGACACAAGAAACAGCCGACCAAGCTACAACGAGACGAGCTCGAGTTGTGGAGATCGGGGGGCACCCAGACTTACGCGCCTGACAGCCGTGAAGCTGTCGATCGAGACATTGCCCACGCACTGGCCAACCCAATCCTGAGATGAAGTTCGTCCCCCACGACTATCAGGTAGAGGGAGGCAACTTCCTGCTCGATACGCCCCGGGGGCTCCTCTGGATGCCCATGGGGGGTGGGAAGACGTCTGCTGTGCTCACAGCTCTGGACGCCCTCGATCTGGTAGATACGGTCTATCCGGCGCTAGTCATCGCCCCGCTGGCCGTCGCTCGCAATACGTGGCCTGACGAGGTCGAGAAGTGGGATCACCTCTCCCACCTGAACATCCAGCCGGTGCTCGGTACGCAGCGAGAGCGAGAGCGCGCGCTGGGGGTCGAGGCGGACATCTATACGACGAACTACGACAACCTCGTCTGGCTGCAGGAGGCGTTCCGGGATAAGTGGCCGTTTGAGACAATTGTATCCGATGAGGTTACCCGCCTACGCAGCTACCGCACGCGGCAGGGTGGCAAGCGGGCCCGAGCGCTGGGCAAGGTGGCGCACACCTCGTCGCGCTTCTGGGGGCTCACCGGAACGCCGGTGCCCAAGAGCCTAGCCGACCTATGGGGCCAACTGTGGTTCGTTGATGAGGGTGATCGCCTCGGCTACACCTACGGCGCCTTCGAGCACAAATGGTTCTATCAGGTAAAGAAAGAGACCGGCGAGGGTCGCCAGTACAAGCAGATCGCGCCGCACGAGGATGCCTTCGAGGGTATCATGGGGTTGATCGCAGATGTAACCCTTACGGTTAAAGGCCTGCCGGTCGACAAGCCGCTCCTCAACGACATTTACATCGAGCTGCCAGCCAAGGCACGCAGGCTCTACGACGAACTCGAACGCGAGATGTTCGTGGCGATGACACAGGGAGATGTCACCGCCGTCCACGCCGCCGCGCTCTCCACCAAGTGCCGTCAGGTTGCTGCGGGTGCTATCTATTTGGATAGGGAAGATGGCGCCAAGAAGAGTGAGTGGGAGGTGATCCACGACGCCAAGCTCGATGCTCTGGAGAGCGTATTCGAGGAGGCGAATGGCATGCCGGTGCTTGTCGCCTACGACTTCATCAGCGATCGCGCCCGGCTGGCGAAGCGCTTCCCTCGCGGCAAGGTCTTCGATGGCAGCCGGGAGATGCTGCGCGACTGGAACGCCGGGAAAATACCCTACCTGTTTACACACCCCGAGAGCGCAGGCCACGGCCTCAATATGGCCGACGGCGGCAACATCCTCGTTTTCTTCAACGTCGGCTGGAAGACCGAGAACTATTTGCAGATCATCGAGCGCATCGGGCCCCAGCGCCAGAAGCAGGCGGGCTATGATCGTCCGATGCACCTCCACAGGATTATCGCTCGAGACACAGTCGAGGAGGGCGTCATCGCCCGCCTAGAGGGCCGCATGTCTGTGCAGGAGGCCGTACTGGCCCGAGCTAGACGAGGCCACCCTCAGCATACACAGGCATCTTAGCTTGAACGAGACCGAGGTCAACAACCAGCTCTGGGTCGATCCCCAGCAGACGCGATGTGCGCTCGATAGCGTCGTTTATATGGGAGATCATCGGTTTGCCGGGTACGCCCTTCTGGCCTCTCCACGCCACTTCTTGGAAGTTACGCGGCGTGCGGCCCAGACCGCGAGCCAGATCGGCGGTGATACCCTCCCAGACACCGTAGGCGCCGTCCGGGGGGCTTGCCCGTGTGGGGTCGATTATCTTGCTCATCTGCTCATCGATAGTCGCAGGCTGATCGTGCCCCATGAAGTTCGCGGCAAAGTTATGACGTTTTGCATTTTCACCCGCAACGATCGGCTCTCCGCGATGGATGTACTTGTCGAAAAACTTAAGGTTACCCGCGCCGTATCTACCTCCTATGGGGTAGGGGACATCGAAACTCTCAAGGGGGACGCGTCCCCCTGCTTGATCGACGAAATTACCATAGTGCGACATGAGGAAGTTGGCCGTCGGGTCTGCGCCACCCGTTGTCGCGGCCATGCTATCAGCAAAGCGCCGCTTGAAGGCCGCCCGGCCAGCCTCAGGCCCAAGAACGTCAGTGTACGCCTTCTCCAGCTGCCCCATGTGATACCAGTCGTGTGCGAGGGGGTCGTCTTCCCCTGCAGCATAGGCGCGTTGCAGCCTCGCGCGGACATCCGGTGTGTCGTACATCGCTTCCTTCTCGGCGCGCTTTGCAGGCGTCTTCAGAAGGGTATCGACGAGCGACTGGCCGGAGAGCGGGTAGTTGATAGGGTCGACGTCGTACCGCTGCGCGAGGTCGAAGAACGGCACATAGCCGTTTACCGCCATGTCGTCGCTGATCGCCTTGCGGGCCTTCGAGACGGCAACGCTCTCAGGGTTCTGGCTCTTCGCCAGATACTCTTTGCCTGACTTCTTGTCGACCTTCAGATCAGGCGGGGTCACCATCGGGTACCGATGTCGTAGCTCCTCAATGTCGTACTTCGCGCTCTTGGCGGCGCGGGCCTCAGCCCCGGAAGCGCGCTTTATGATCGCAGGAGCGGCGGGTCTCTTCGCCGTGGTCTTGACCGCAGCTTTGACCTCCTGCTCGCCGACAAGCTCCGCCAGTTCATTCATGACCCGACGCTTCCACGCATCAGGCACCACGAGGTCTGCCACTTTGCCTAGTCTACTCATCGGATCAAGCCCCCCTCGGCCTTCGAGATGTCAGGATCGTACGGATCGAACGTCCCCCGGTTGAAGCGCGACTTGATCTGCGTCGGGTAGAAGGCCGCGAAGCTGTCCTCGGCGTTGGCGTCTCTGAACGCTTTGTACTCAGCAGCTTTGCGCTCGTAGTCGGTGTACGCATCGTCGAAATCGGGATGCATCTTTCTGAAGCTAGGGCTAACAGAAAAATGGTGGCTCCTCTTATATCCGGGAGCGTATTTTGCGTACAGCTCCTGCCAACGAGAAAGGGCGTCGTCAGCCGCGTCTCGATAAGCGCTCGCACCTGCGGTTTCCCCTGTATTCTTGTACACAAGACCATCATACCCATTATCTGCTAGATAGTCGTGTACGTCTCCCGGCTCGTAGAAGTGACGGTTGAAGCTGTCATGTATTTGATAATCCATGTTTTCTGTGTCAAAATTTCCAATATCTCGTATGCGGTATGGGTTTTTGAAGTTGGCGTAGACTGGTAGAACGTGGGGCGTGTTCTCTCCCGTTTCCAGCCAGCGCTTGCTTAGTGCGTCGATGCGGTCATTCGCTTGGTCTGGCGTCCCCATGTGGATACCCACATCCCCGTTATCTGACCGGCGAAAAGCGCTGAAGTTCTTGTTGGTGCCGTGGTAGAAAGAAAGGGGCTCCCCGTACTCATCGGCCATGGCGCTGCCGTCAAACCACCTCCGGAAGCGAGGGCTGCTCACCAGCTCCGAGGGCGCCATGTACTTCTCGAGTTGTTTCAGGTCCCAGTCGTGAATCCCGGCGTACCGCTCGCCACCAGCGAAGTAGCGGACCTCCGCTGGGACAGCGCGGATGCCAAGATCGTCAGCTACGGCTGTGCGGGTGTTGCCTTCGATAATGTACGGCTTGCCGATGTGATTAACGCCGATAACGATCGGCGCGTCCTCGTGCAGGCCGCCGCTACGCTTCACGGCTTCGTGCAGCCGATCGTACTGCTCGTCGCCCTTGACACGCCGCTCACCCATAGCCCCCGGCAGATGCCTGATCTTTCGCGGGTCCATCTCGATAGGTCGTCGCGTGTACGCCGTGATGGCTCCTGAGACGGGGTGCGTGCTCTGGGCAGCCCGGCGCTCCTGATGCACGAGCCAGTCGCCGCCGGGATTGTCACGAGCGATCTTGGGCTTGATCCGGGGCCGAGGCGCCCTGACGACGAGATCGTGCTCGATCATGTCCCGTACGGAGCGGATAAGGGCCTTGCCGACGTTCGAGAGGGCGCTCAACGGACGTACTCCCGCGCTTGGTCCTCGTGCAGCTTCTTGGCGTACGTTGTGGCTTCCTCTGGGGTCTTGAAGACGCCGAGGTGGTGACCTGTCTGCTTGAAGGTCTGGATCGCCTCCTCGTTACTCATGACGCGGCCATCATCCGACACCGTCGGGATAAGGACCTCGCCCTGATCAGTGCCGATCGAGATGGAGCGCACTGTCGAGATCGAACCATTCGGGTTGCGAACGGCGGGGCGGTTGCGGAGATCGATGTTGCCTGCAGTCACCAGACCGCCTTCAGCGAAACGCAGGCCGTTCTCGCGCTCCCACTGCTCCAGACGCAATTGCTGCTCGCTCTTGGGCTCTGGCTCGGTCAGTTGGCGAACGCGGACAGGCTCATATGACGCCGCAGCAGGCATGGCCCCTGACTGGCCTGCGTATCCGGAATAACCGTAGTCTCGGACGAGGTTCTCGAACTCGACGAGTGGGTCCCGGCTGTTCTTTGTCGGGCCGTATGCGTTAGCCAGCGCAACCAGACCCGCAGGGTCATCGCCGCTGGGGTAGAGACCTGACAGCTCACCCTCGTACTTGTGCGTATCGAAGCGACGCGCCCTGAGTGCACCCTCGGGGCTGTCGACGACGTTATCTGGATCAATGTAGAAGTGTGAGCGATCAGGTGACCGGCCTTTGGCGACCTCGTACTCGGAACCGCGATGCCCGGAGCCGTAGTGCTTGGGATTTACCTCTTCAATGCCGCTACCGCGACTGAAGTGGACGACACGCACGGGAGGGTAGACCGTCTCAGGGTCTGGCTTGATCAGGGGCCGCACATAGTCAGGGATGCCGCCTTCTGTAGCCGGGTCCAGATACTCAGGTGGCAAGACGACAGGCTCTTGGCTGGCGTAGTTGAACTCCTTGCCCAAGGCGCGCAGCTCGGCCTTGAGCGACGCAGGATCGCCGACACCATTCGCCAGCTGAGCATTAATCTCGTTCATGCGACCGATGGTCTTGGCGTTCAGGGGCGTGTAGTTCACGACGCTGTTCTGCCCTCGCGTCTCAGCCAGCAGGCCGACCTGCGCGAGGGGTGAGAGCATCTGGTGGTGAGAGGCGTATGCCAGCTCCTCTCCGCCGGGACGGAAGGTGGCGCCGCGCGTACCGTGTCCGAAGTAGTCGTGCACGGCGCGGAACATCTCATTGCCGGTGAGACCCGTAACCGGATCGACGTCTCCCAGAAATGGGTGATAGTCGCCCCCGCTGAAGACGTTCAAGTTGCCCCTGCCGAGCATGTCCTTCAGCATGGCGCTGGGCGTGGCATACTCCCCCTCACCATTATGGTAGGTGAGCTCCACCGGCAGCCGGTCGAACTGGTCGCGGACCTCGGTGTTGAGAGCCTTGTAGGCCGCCTCGTTCAGCTGGTCGTAGTCCGAGAGACCCTCGACAAGATCAGGCCGCGTCTCCTTGTAGCGATCAAAGATGGCCTGTTTATACGCAGGGTCTCCTGTCTCAGCTAGGTTGAAGACGCGGCCAATACCCGCTTGTTTCTTCAGCGACGTCGAGGGGGCGGGCATGTCTGTGTCGTAGCCGCGACCGAGCTTCTCCCGGGTGTAATCGTCGGCTACCTTGGCGGGGATATTCTGCTCAGGGTCGGCGAGGATACGGCGGAGCTCCTCGAGATGCTCTGCCGTCTCAGCGTGCGGGTTCTTGACGATCTGCGGCGCCCCCGCATCGAACCGACGCACGCGGCGCATACCACCCGGAAGCTCGTCTGTAGCGTAGAGCGGCTTGGGTATCAGCTTCCCGTCGACGAGATCATAGTGCTTGGCGCCCTTGGCGTAGTCCACTGCCTTGCGGACAACGCCAGTATCCGGAAGAAAGCGAGCCACTCTCTTGGCTACGGGCTTGAGCCCTTTGGCGATGAGACCAAAGCCGGGCGCGCTCGTGGCGATATCGACCGCCAGACCCCCGTAATCCCACCCGTCCGCCGTGCCGTCGGCTACGCGCCCCGCCGCGCCCCAGACAGCGTCAGCGCCGGTGAGACCCTCTATGGCCCCAGTGAGTGTATGGGGGCCGTCGCTGGCGTTGCGATCCTGCCCTAATGCACTATCGATCGCATCGTACCCGCGCCCTATAAGTGTGCGGCTCGGCATCGAGACGCCCCGCCCGCCCGACACAAGACGCAGATATGCTGCCTGCTCCGCTCTGCGCTTCTCCGCTGCGGTCATGGGCCACTTGACTTGGCGCATACCTTTCTTGGCGGGGCCGCGTCCGGGCTTCTTTGCCAGATCGGCGAGAGCTGACGACCAGAGGTCAGTCATCGATGATCGCATCAGGATCGAACTTGAGGCGCGGCGCAGGACGGAGACCCGGCACGATCAGTTCACTCTTCGATAACGGCGCCGGTAATGGCGCGGACGTAGTCCTTGGTCTCTTGAGGTACTGCAATTTTCTTCCCTCCTCGGAGCCAATCGTTGACGCTATCAGGCCCCCAATTGTAGGCCATGAGTGCTAGTGTCATATCACCACCGTAGTGCTGGTGCAAGGCCGCCAGATACTGGCTCCCGACCCTGACGTTTTCCGCAACGCTGTTGTCCTTAACCGGTTCGACGCCGAAGCCCGGATCGGTCTGCGTCCTCGGCATGACCTGCATCAGGCCCCCGGCCCCCGCCGGGCTCACCGCACTTGGATCGCCTGCGCTCTCCCTCTGGAGGACGCGAGGCAGGATGGCGTCAACCTCCGGAACCCCCGTTGGTGGTATCGTAAAAGGGAGGTCGGATGCGGTGCCCCCCTCCTCTGTGGCTGGCATTTCGGTGGTCATATCATCTTCGGTATCAGGTACCGGAGAGAAATCTGACGACACGGCTTCTTCGTTGCGATCAGGGGCGGGGTCTTTACCTGCGGCGGAACTGGCCGCCACTGCCAGTCGTGGCGTAACCCACTCGTTGGCCACACCCGCAGCCGTAGAAGTGGCGTGCGTGGTCTTGAGGAGCTCAAGAGCCTCCATGATGTCGTCGGGATGCCCGGCGCGGTATACCTTGTTCAGGAGCGTGTAAACGCGATCCCGCTTCTCTGGGTTGACCAACCGGTTGGAGAGGAAGTCGAATACCGCCTTCATGCGGCCAGAAGATGTCGCCAGCGATGCAGCAGTACCAACGAGATCGCTGTCCTGAATGGTGCGATCAATATCGTCGATCGCCTCCTTGCGACCGATAGTCTGCGAGCCAGCCATACGCGAGCCTGAAGTTGAGAATATCTCACTCTCGCGGTTGAAGATCGTCTGGAGGAGCTCGTACTCCTTCTTCGGCAAGATCGTGCGCAAATTGTCGCGGACCTTGCCGGGCATGGAGAAAATCTTGCCCCAGTTCCGGTTAGTCGTCGGGTCGTCAATCATCTTGCGGAAACCCTCGTACGCTCCGGTGCGAAGGGCATCGAGCTCCCCAGCTGATGCTCCCTTCATGAGTTTACGCACTTGCGCCGGAACCAGCTTAGTGATGCTGCGGCCAGCCTCAAGGGCATCGCGCACCTCCAAGTCGCCAGCATACACCTGACGCGCGGCCTTGTACTCCGGCACGAGGTGATCAACGTGTTTCACGTAAGCGTCGTACAGTTTACGCAGACCGGTTGCCTGTTGCTTGCCCGCGCTCGACGTGCCTTTGTAAAGGCTGTCGATCTCGTCGCTCATACCCTTCTTGATATAGTCGAGTGTGCGAACGTCTGGAACCGCATCGGTGCGCTTGATGGCTGAATAGCCGCCACCATCGTCGACTTCCTCGAACAGAGGCTTGAGTTTGTACGGCGTCGGGTCTTCGCCGCGTGCGACAGCTGCCTCGGCGTCGAGGTCGGCGATCTCCTTAGCTCGGACCCAGAACTTCTGCATGCTCTTACCCTTGAGCATTTTGATCAGCTGCGGATCGCGCACATCACCGACGGCGTAGGCTGCATCGTACACGTCGTTGGCGCGCGTGCGGCCTGCCTCGAGCAGCTTCTCCTCTGTGTCGTAGAACTCTTGCGGATTGCCGAAGGCGTCGTTCAGCTGGCTCTGCGTGCGTTCACGGGCAGCGATCTGCCTGTCGTACAGCGCACTGAGATGTGCTGATCGACCCGCGCTTGGAACTCGGAGCGCGGCATCGGCTCCGTCGACAAGATAGTCTCCCAGCATGGTTGGGATGCCGAGTGCTCGGTCTTCTGCTGCCTTGGCGGCGAGCTCATCAGGCGTCATACCCGCGCGGCGCAATCCCTCGTGCAGGACGTCCCCTGCGGCCTCTTCAGCCGTTGACGCACGAGAGGGGGTCATGCGGTTGGCAAGCCAGCGGCCCCCGCCTCCAGCCGCTTTACCGCCGAGTAGCGCCAACGGGCTGGTGATCACCCCGAAAGCCCCCGTACCGGCGGCGTTGATCGGCACATCACTCAGTTCATCCGCTGCTCCCGCGCCGGATACAAGGCCGGTTCCGCCCCCAAGAAGTGCAGCCTTCGCCAGAGGGGTTACCCGTCGGCCCATGAGCATGCTGTTACCAAGGACACCCATCCCCGGTACCATCGACGTAGCCAGCGCACCACCGAACTCAAGACCTACGCTCTCCAGCGGGTTGCGCTGTTGGTAGAGACCGAAGTCATCGCGGACCTTGTCGCGTTCGCGAGTGTAGTCGTCACCCCACGGCATGCCGAGGGAGATACCTCCTCCGGGAAAGCCCGGGATCGGCACAGTTATGCTGGGCCGCTCCTTGTTGTAGGTGCGGTACATCCCCTCCAGCTCATCTCCGAAACTTGGAAGCGCACCGGTCGTGACCGCACGCACTCGATTTCCAAGGTCTGCCTGTCCGAGATTGGCATCCACTGCGGGCCGCGTCTCCTCTTCAGGAGTTACCCCGGCAGGAAGCGCGGTGCCTTTAGCCGGATCGAAGTTTACATCAACAGGGTCGGGCGGGCCGATATAGTTGCCGTCATCGTCGTAGTGATCGATATTAGTGTCACCGTTGACGATCTGCCCCGCGATAAGCCCGCCGACGTGTGGCTCATACTTCGGCGGTCCATCTGGGAGATCGCCACCCTGCGACTGAGGCGTCTTACTGGGCTCTGCAGTAACTGTTTCGGGCTTCTGCTGCTGCACGGCAGCGGCTAGGTCTTCCGGAGACGTGTCTGCGGGTGCCTCAACGACGTATCGAACGCCGTCGAGCTCGAGGGTGAAGCGAGTGAGCGGACCCGCCATTACCGGATAGGCTCAGCGCTGATGATCTTGATACGGGAAGCTGAGCTGGCCGCAGGCGTGGGTGCAGCCGGTCGGGGCGCTGACGCTTTCCTCCCGTAGTAGGTGCGACGAGACCACTCCTTCCATGAAAGGCGGTTGGGGTTAGGCGCTGCGATGTCAGGACGCTTGGGGTCGATGATGGGCTGAGCGCGGAGGTACCGCGCCCATACGGCGTCTGCACCATCGATCGAGCCACCGTGGACTTGAGACCAGCTGTCAAGAAAATCCTGATATTCAGACGTGAGCTGGACGTACGCCTTGGTGCGATTTGCTCGGGACTGGTTGGCCTGCATAGATGAGTAGGGCGACAAGGTACCCTTGCCCAATCCGACAGCTTCGAAGTTCGAGATCGCGCCCGGGGTACGTGGCTGCAACGGGATCAAATTCTGCTGGATACCTTCGAGCTCGTTGATGTCTTTCGGTCGGGCCAGTGACGGCATATACTGGTACGCAGGGCCCGTCTTAGTGCGACCTGCGATAGACATGAACTGGTCGGTTATGTTCAGCAAATTCTGGCCTTGCTGAACGTCCTCCGCAACCTCACCCAGTCGGTTTTGACCATCGTTTGCTCGCTTGGCGATATAGGCGTCTCTCGCCTTCTTGCCCATTCCCGCTGGTATGCGCGGCGGCTGGTACGGGACGCCGAGAGTGCGCGCTAGGTCTTTGGCCGGAGCCTCTGGGTCTTCCGCTTGTCCCCCTTGAATAGGAGCCGGGACGTAAGGCTCGCCGGAACCTTTGCGTCGCTGAAAGAGACGCCCCTCAGGGTCGGTGTAGGTTTCCATCTCATTGGAAGGCTGCCCTTCCACGAGGGATGGAGCCTTACCCATACGTTTGGGGTAGATGATGTAGTTACGCTTAGGGTCCCCACCTACACGAGGGTCACTACCCGGAACCACTGTTGGTTTAGGGACGTCTGCGGTGTCGTCACTGTTACCCGGCCTGATGATCCTGCCGGTGTAGGCGTCCTGCGCGTCACCAGTGACCGGGTTGAACGCCAGACGCTGAGGCTTGCTGTACTTCAACAACATCTCGTCGAGCGACGAGCCGCTCTGGTCTTCGGCCTGTGCGCGTTTAAGCGTCAGGGCGTCGAGAGCGCTGTTGCGGTCTTCCTCGGCCTTGCTCTTGTCTTGACGATACCCACGATAGGCATCCGCTGCGTTCCCGAGGCTCTCAATGAAGCCGCCGGTCTGGGTTGGCCGAGCGAAGGCCGCCGCCAGCGACAACCACATATCCCTCTTGTCAGGGCCGGTGTGTTGCGTACGCAGACGCTCCTCGGCGGCGGCATAGAGCTGCGCCACACGACGGCTGCGCTCCTCCTGCCGCTTGATGGCGGACGCCATGAGGTCGCGGTTGTCCGAGCCCGTATCCGGGGTTGGATTGACCGCAACCGGTGCGTCGGTATCTTCGTCGTCTTCATTCATATGAATGCTGCTGCCGCTGATGCGATACTGGCCAGAGAGCCCAAAACCCCGTTGCTCTTCGATGAGGGGACCTGAACCCCTGCCTCGTCCGTGCGTTTGGGCACTGCCGGGTTCACACCCGCCAGCGTCTGTGTCATGGCGTCGATCTGCGCCTGCGGGTAGCCCTGCTGGCGGAGGAAGTCCGCATAGGCTGTATCGTAGTTCTTCTGGACCATGTCGCGCTGTTGCGTGCCGACGCTCGAGAGCGCGCCCGCACCCGCAAGGTTCTGCTGCTGCGTCTGCTGCGCGAGAGAGCCAAGAGCCCCAGCCTTAGACAGAGCCAGATTGTTGTCCTGTCCGATGACGCCCGCCAGCTGTCCTGCCGCTCCTGCCGCCCGGTTCGCATCAGCGCCATAGATGTCGGCTGCCTGCCCATAGCCCTGCGCCAGAGCCTGCCCTTGCTGCGCTGCAATCTCGGAGACTGTATCGCGAATGGCGCGGCCTGATACCTCGGCCTGCCTCGTACCACCGAACGATCCGGCACCGATGAACTGGTCATTGATCCCGGGGAGGATGTTCTCCATGAGATTGCGGGTGCCGAGCTGGCCGATCCGATCCACGACCAGATCGTTGTAAGGGTTCATATACTCATTGACGTTGTCGGTGAACTTGCCACCCGCGCGGTCGATGAGCCCCGAGGTCGCCGCTAGCGCGCCTCCCGGGTTAACACCATTTATGGTGTTGGCCGCGCCGCTCAATGCCCCCTGATACCCTGTTGCGGCATCCCGGGTCAGCGAGAAGGCGTTGGTGTCGTCGCCGTTGAAGCCTGCAACGCGGGGCCCCTGATATGTCGCATACGGCGTGTTCGAAACCGCATTCTGGTTGGACAATACCTGCATGGCATAGTTGGTGTACCAGTCAGGCAGGCTGGTCTGCGAAGACGAGCTGTAGGGCGAGGGCGTAGCCTTGCCCCCTAGCAGAAGTGACTTAAGACCCATCAGCGAGACCCCATATACTGTTCAGGCATCCTAGCCTCGGGCGTGAACTGGCCCCGGGAGAGTGCCTCTCCCTTCTGCTTGCGCAGATTGACCCGGAACTCATCGAGCTTCTTCGCACCAGCCTCCGTCGAACCATTACCAAGGAGCGCCACGGTCTCGGCGTCGACGACATATTCGCCCTTGCTGAGACGCACTTGGAGATCGTCGCTGCGGCCATCGCTGACCATACCGCCTTCTGCGTAGCCCGGGCGGGGTACGTTACTGAAGAAGTTCAACTCCGGATGCTGCGCGTACTGAGCCCACTGTTCGAGGGTTGGGTTGCCGCCTGTCGCCGAACTCAAGGCATTCGGTGTGCCTCCGGAGAACAACGCACCGGGTGTAGGAAGCGCGGCCTTGAAAACCGGGTTCAGGGGAAGCTGACCGGTGGGCGTGCCTGCCGCTGGAGCGCTGCTGCCCTTGCCTTTCGAGAGAGCACTACCAAGCGCTCCTGCTACGCCACCGAGCAGCGCGCCCGGTCCCAGAGCCCCCAAAACGCCAAACCCCGCGACCTTGCCCACGGTGCTTGCGATCTTGCCGAGGAGGCTCTTGTGATGCTTGTCGTAGAGAACTGGGTCGCCCCACGTACTCTTGTCTGCCGTGGGATCGCCAGTCGCGAAGATACGCCAATCCGATTTGTTCTTCTTGTTGGCTGAGGAAATCGCCTGACCGCGTGCAGCAGCGGCTCGCGCACCCGCCTCGCCGACACCCATGACTTCGGTTTCGCCGGTTTTGTTGTTGACGAAGATGTAGGTTTTGGTCGGGTCGATTGTTGTCGTGACGACCTTACCGCCGTCCGCCGTGATCGACACCGTGCTGTTCTGGGGCGTAGTAGCCGACGGCGTTGCGGTCGGTACGGGCGAAGCCGTAGAAACAGGGAGCTGAACCGCCATAGGGTCAGTCGGTGGGGCCGCCGTTGGGGCCGCCGCTGCCGGAGCTGCGGCTTGCGCCGGAGGGGGAGTGGCAACGATCATGTTTGGATCGACAGCATTATCAGGCACTTACAGTCTCCAGCAACGGCGTGACACGGAAGGCCCAGTCACGCCAATCAGCAAAGTCATATGGGTTCGGGAAATTACGTGCGCTGTAAGTACCCGCACGCAGAAAGCCTGTCGCCCATTCGCGCCAATTAGCCTCGTCGTCGATCCGGCCAAAAGCCCACGCATTGGGGAGCTCCAGAATAACGCAATCCGCCCACTCTTTCAAGCTCATGTTTTCGGGATTGATCATATCGTCCGACCATCCCCCTCTCCGAGGTGCGCGAAGACGTGTCCCATCTCGTAATGCCCGCCGACAGTGTTGCTTCCAAATTTGAAGCGGAGCAACCTGCGTTGCTCCTTGGCGTGGACGATCTGCTCATTTTCGCTAGTTGCAGTATCGCTGAACGTGTAGATTTCGCCATCGTTCTCTGGTGCTCTAGCGTTGCGGCGCCCGCGTATCTGCAGCGTCATGTCGCCGGTCTGGACAAAATCAGGCTCGACCATGAGGCACCGCACTGCGCCATCCTTACCCTGCTCGGCCAGAGATATCTCATTGGTCTCGAAATACGAGGCGATCGGTTGCGACGACGAACCATCGACTTCATCCGTGCCAACCTCGTGGGCCCACATCTTGTAATTCCCATCGCTGTCCTCGGTGACCCCACTCACAAGGGGTTTCTTGTAAACGGAGGGGAAGATGCCCGCAGACCTGCCCCCGTTCGGGAGCAGCGTGTCGTACCAGAGGTTCTCTCTGGTGTTGTAGATCAGCGCGTGGCTCGGCTCCGTAGCGCCGAAGAGCGGCGCGCACCACCAGATTTCCCCGAAACGCGGAACCTTGAAAGCGAAGACCTTCTGCGCGTGATCCGTCGTTATGTTGTCGAAAAACCAGTTGAAATTCATCAAGTTAGGAACTTCACGAACCACACCGTTGAAGCTGAAGATGTTGTCGACACCCAGCCAATAAAACACACCGTTGTACTCGATTATGCTGTTCGGCGACATGACCGAAATGCCGGTCGCCAGCGTGTCGAAACTGAAAATAGGTGAGCCGCCCACGAAGGAGGCGCGAAAGAGCGCATCCAGTGACCAGAAGATGCCCGAAGGCGAGTTCCCGGGACCGCCCCGGAGAGGCATACCCCGGATAACTTTCTGAGATGCCGGGTTCGCGCTGCCTGAGCCTGCTGATGTCAAGTCCGAGGGGGCTCCCGCCACTGACCAGCCCGTATACCCGTCGTTGCCGAAGTAGAAGAGGTACGGGTGGAGGACGCATATGCCCCCAGTCGCGCTACCACCCCCCGGCAGGGTTATGGCCGTCAAGGCCGTGGCAGCCATGAGGTCGCCGGAGTACAGCTCCCCTCCCGTGGCGTTAGCGATGTCCGAAAGGTTGGGCGCCACCTGCGCGATGATCTGGGTATTCCCGCTCTCGAACAGTGCATCCAACTGCCACGTGTTATCGTCGCTGGCTGTGATCGCAGGCGTACGATCGGAGACCACGCTCGCGCTGCCACTGCTATCGATCGAGAACTGCCCCAGCTTGGTCGCAGAGCCTGTGTGAATATATGTGGTCTGGTTCTGTGTGAAGTCATGCAGCGCCCGGGGGATGCTGTCCAGATACTTGTTCAAAACCCGGTAGCCGCCCATCTTCCGAGGCAGCCCCCTCTGAAACCGACACCACTGCGCATCGACGTAGTTGGAACCCTCTAGGAGGGTCCCATCACGCTTTACGCCGGGATCAGATATGATCCGCGTGGGGCTGAGGTTGTCGGTCACGACTTACCGGGGATCGCGACGGTCCACCGAGCTGGTCCCATCGCAAGGCTCGGCCTTGCTGCAGGTCTCGGTCCCGTTGCCTACGACCGTGATTTCCTCAGTAGGCGCACGGTTGCACGCAGTGATCGCCAATGCGAGTGCGAGGAGTGTAAACGTCTTCATGTCAGTCTCCTTAATCAAAATAACAGACGATGTTGTCGCCGTTCGACCCGAAGGGTTGAGCGGCCAGATTGTCGTTGGTAACCCAAGTCCATGTCTCGCCCACGAAGCTCGCAGACGCCCGGGTGAGCACGGTAGAGCCTATAGTGAGGGTGGTCCAGCCTGTGTCTGTAGCACTGGCTATGGTGAGGTTGGTGGTCTGCCCTGCGCCACCATTCTCATCCCAGTACAATGCCGTAATCGCATTTCCCGGCCCGAATATGTTCGAGGTGCCATCACTTATGGACCCCATGAGCCCATTGATGAAACCGCGAAGTCTGTCCGGGACGGAACCTGACGTAGCCGTCGTGACTGTTTGGGTATCAAGGGCGGACGCCCGTGCGTTCCGCATCCTCATGATGGCGATCGGCTTCACGCTAGGCTTCCTGCGCCACGCTGACGACGTCCCACTTCGTGTCGGCATTGTTAAAGACCATGCCGAGGTATAGGGTCTTGTTGATGACCGTCGTCGACGGAAGAGAGACGCCGATCGCACGGTACTGGGAGCCGTAGGTAATAGACCGGGCGGTTCCGTTGTCCTTGATGCGGATGACAATCCCCGCGCCGTCCTGAGCCGTACCCGTCGGGTTCGCGAGGGTGAGCCCGGCGGCCTGAGCAGTGATGATCACCATGTCATTGGCGAACGTAGGCGTAACCGTGGCCGAGCTTGCAACCGATTGGATCGCCGGAGTACGTACGAAGGCTGTCGTCGCGATGCTGGTGTCGTTATCGCCCGCAGTAGGTGTCGGAGCCGTCGGATTGCCTGTCAGTGCCGGGGAAGCGACGGGGGCATAGTACGCACTGCTCTGACCATCGAGCAAGTCAGCATCGAGGCCTGAGCCCGATCCGTCGACGGTGAGGAGCTTGGATAGAACGTCGGCGGCGGTGTAGCTCGACGCGGCGAGCTTGGTGCCCAGCGCCGTCGTCATGGTCGCCGCGAAGTTAGCGTCGTCCCCTAGCGCCGCTGCGATCTCATCCAGCGTATCAAGAACCCCCGGTGCGCTGTTTATCAGTGCCGCGATCGCCGCCGCTACAAAAGCGGTATTAGCCAGCTGGGTCGTATTTGTACCGGGAGCGGCGGTGGGCGCCGCAGGCGTGCCGGTGAACGTGGGAGACGCCACGGGGGCCGCCAGTATGGCGGTGCGAGCTGCGGTCTCATCCGCCGCCGTGAAAACAGCGTCACCAACGCTGGTCGCGCCGAAAGCCGCTCGAGCTCCAGAGGCTGTGGTCGCGCTCGAGCCACCATCAGCAATACCAAGCGGAGACGCAACAGACGAGGTATCCGCCTTCACTACGTCCGTCCCGTTGCAGTAGTAAATGCCTCGGGACCCTTGGGTCACTGTAGGAGGTGATGCTTGCGCAGCCGTTTTCACTTTGAGCGTGTAGGCGCCTGAGGTAGCGTTATCGACCCAATACTGCTGCACGGTCGCAGGAACTACGACCTCAATGTTGCCCGCCAGCGCCCCGGTGAACCTGTACGACACCCGGTTCAGCTCGCTGCCGCTGAGCGTGTACGTGCCTGAGAGCCCCGCCAGATTGATCGAGGTGTAATCGAAGGCGAAGTCCGCGCTCTGGCCGAGGCCGATCGTAAACCACTCGGTGCCGTCCGTAACAAGCATGGCGCTATCGCCGGGCAGCAGGACGAGAGTGCTGGCGTCGTTGATCGTCTCTGCGCCGCTGGGATCGACTGTGAGATTACCTGAGCCACTATTACGGACGCTGACGAAGAAATCGTTACCGACGGACGCTGCAGCAGGGAGGCTGAGCGTATCGACGCCTCCAGTCCACACATAGAGAGCTGCGCGATCGGGGGCGCCGATCGTGTACGTCGTGCTGAACGTGTGCACCTCGTTAGATTGCGCGAGGGTGGAGCCGACTGCCTTGATGCCGTAGCCCACCAGAGACGCCGCCTGTACTGAAGACGAGCCGACGCCATACTGGAACACCCGCCACGTTCCCGCAGCGTCTGCGTTATCAGACAGGTAGACCTGCCAGATTTCACCAGAGGGCAGGGTCGCGACCGCGCCGCCATCGGCATCGACTACATCAACATCGGCGGGCCCGAGGTTATTGAACAGGATCGTCTCGCCCTTGCCCGCCTTGTCGGCGTCAGGAAGGGTGATGGTGTGCGACCCGCCAGACGTTGTGATCTCGATGATGCGGGCGGCAGTAGTTCCCCCCTCGCTGCGCGATAGCGGCCACTCGAGGGTGAGATCAGCGCTCAGGGTGAGAGGCAGGAAGGACACATCCGAGGAGTAGATGTTGCTTCCGCTGAAGACGTCGGTGAAACTGGTCATTATGCCGCCTTCCGTGAAGTGTTGCGGTCGGTTACCTTGGCGATGTCTTCACCTGATACCGCCGCCAGAGCGCGATCGTAGAGGGTCTGCCACGTCTGGATGCGAGCGTCGTTCTTGAGGAACGGCGTCGCCTCGAGCAGCGTGGCGTACAGAAGGAGTTGAGGCACGACGTCCGTCAGCCAATTCGTCTCGTTGGTGTTATCGAGAGGCTGCAGCTTCTCGTAGTAGGAGACCTCCCATGGGTAGTCCTGATCCGGCGTCGGTACGATCAGCCAGTGATCATAGTCGTAGTCCGCATAGAACTCCGGCTCGTCAGTGGCCGTGCGATCAGGCCAGTATGCGGTAAGATACTCATACGCGCGTGTAAACAGTGACTTGCGGCTCTCGAACGTAGTCCCGGTCCCGACGCTTATGCTGATCGTTTCCCTCCAGCGATCCGGCTTGTCGTACACCGCTACGCCCGAGGCGAGCGTGCCGGTGACGACACGTTTGAAGCCCAGTATCTTGAGCTCAACCGCGATCCGGGTCTCCGCCAAGGCGACGAGACGCGGAAGCTGGTCGTAGACCATCGGGTCCACACTGAGGCTGGCTCCCCGCTCGAGGTAGCTCTGTACGTCTGCTATCAGCGACGTGAAGGTCATCGTCTCAGCCATGGCCGTCCTTTAACACGTTTACACGCCTACGGGCACTGAATTTTCATACCACTATCTCTCGCCCAGCGGCAGATGCGAACTCCAGCGCCGTGCAGCCGCTCACCCCACAGCTCGATGTCTGCGTCATACCGCGCAGCGGCGGCCTCGCTGATCAGTATCTCGTCAGTCGGTGCTGGTTTGGCCTCAGTGATCGCCTGCATATCTGCTACAGGCGGATATATGGGTTTTCGAACTACGACAGTATTGGCGCACCCCGAAACGAGAAGCGCCAAAAAGACCCCTACCAACCGCATGATAACGCTCCTTTTTAATTACAAACCTCCGGAACCTCTTTACCCGCTTTTCTCAGGCGCTGGCAGCCAAGAGCAACGCGAGCAGGACCGGGTACACTATCCGGGACCTTAGCAATTTCATCATAGAGCTCCTTCTTCATATTCGCGTTCTTGACGGCGTCCTCGACGCGCGCCTCACTGGCATTGATATTGGCCGTGGCGTCAACCTCGAGCGCCTTTGTGTTGGACTTCTCAGCTGCCAGCTCCAGCTTGGCGCGCTCGTTACGCGCGCCGCTGCATTGACCGAGGAGGAACGCCGGGGCGAGCAGCGCCCAAGGTAGTATCTTCAGCGCGACACTCGCCCAAGGTGGGATGACGAGGTTCTTCAGGAAAGAGAGACCTAGCATCAGTTCGTCGCCTGTGCGTCGTTTACGATGGTCTGTGCGTCGGTATCAGCCTGCGTCGAGCGAGCCTTCGCGACCTGACGATCCTTCAGAGCGATAGAGCCCGCAACAGCACCAACAGCGACGCCGAGGCCCGAGGGGAAGGCGAGGCAGTATTCGGTCACGTTGAACGCATGTCCCTGCCACAGAACCTGCCACGCGACGAAGACGTTAGCGCAGACGATGTAGGTCGTCGCGCCGAACGCACCGACAACGCGGTTGACTTCAAATTCGCCGCCGATACCTTTGAGCATTGCTGCGATCTTCATTTTACCAACCTCCTTCAATCAGAGCGCGTTCGAAAATCTGCGCATAGTCTTCGATGAGATCGGCCTTGTCGTGGCCGTTGATGATGGTGCGAGCGTCCATGTACTGTGCGCGGGATGCCGTCCCCCGGATCGGTAGAACCTTTCCTAGAGAGACGCCGGTGAACCAGCCTTCGTTCATCCCGCGCCGCATGATGAAGGCAGCGACATCGAGACGCTTCGCCAAGTCCGGGTTCGCCAGCAGCTCTCCTGCCTTCAGCAGCCCGGCTTCTGCGCACGCCGCATCGGCCTTCTTGTAGTTGGGCTCCCATGTGAGCTGCACATAACCACGGCCATGCCACGGGTAGTAGCGGAGGTTTTTCTTCCGCCACGCCTCCGACAACCAATAGGCCTCGGTGACCGGCTGCATCGTCTTGTTCGTCTCGTGCCACGCGGTCGCCAGCATGTAGGCGACGTGCGACAGGGGGCACTTCTCACCCGCCTCCAGAACAGCGCTGAAGCCCTGCTTCTGCGAGGCAGAGAGTGGCCCGAGTTTGCTCAGCGAGGCTAGAAAGGTTTCCTTGTTAAAGGTCATTTATCATCCCCAAAACCAGTGCGTTTCGCCAACCAATCAAGGGCTTGCGTCCCGGTCCACCCAACGACGAGGCAGACGGCCATGGTACCCCACAGATCGCCAAGTTTTGCGGCTATCAGCACACCAAAAACATACTGCGCGGCGAAGATGCCTATCCTCAGCCGTCGCTCGCGTGCGACCTTGGATTGATCGTGACCGTTGTTGTAGGCGACGAGGGCGTAAGCCGCTACGTTCGTAGACAGCAGAGAAAGGAATATGGCCCCCAAAACGACGAACCACTCTCCCGCCGTCAGCCCGCCCATCTGGCCGAGCAGGGCTGCGGTGCCGCCTGTAAACGCCTGCGCGGCGCCTTTGGTCGCCGCCTCGACGCTCAATGCCCGAACTCCACAAGGACCGACAACAGCGCGAGGCAACCCAGCGATACGTACATGAACTTGAGCTTATCTTCGTCGACGAAATAGAATATCCGCCAGAGGATCAGCGTCTCGATGCAGATCAGCGAGAAAAAAGCGGCGGGAATGCTGTACTGCACTGGGTGAAGCCACCGCACGACATGCTCGACCGTCGCTATGATGAGCGCAAAGAAGGCTGTGAACGCAATCAGGAGCGACCCAATCCGGATAACCCACTCATTGGTGTGGTGAATTTTGTGGGTAATGGGGGTGTGATCGTGGCCCTTTCTGATAGCGACAACTACCCTGCCCGTCCAGAATAGCTCCTTTATCGCGAGCAGCATTGCCGTCAGAACGATGAAGTTCCTCATGATCACAAAGCCGAAATCTATACCGTCCACCCTATAATCCTCCTTGGCAAACGACGCTGGCAGCCGTCATGACGCAGCCGCCAGCGCCGCCGCAGACCCGCCGGGAGCACACGGGGATCATACGGAAACACTCTCATCTGGTCGCACAAAGCGCAGGGTCACCTTCTCGGCTTGCCTCGCCGCCTTACGCCACGGATCATACTCATCGACATCCTTGCTGCAGACTTTGAGCCCGGGCGCATTCGGATCACTGAACAGCTCGACCAGCGGGAACTTCATCTTGCAACGATCGCAGATGCCAATCCCCAGCGTGGCTTTACCTGAAGTGTTGAGGTAGCGGGGCATCAGCGCGTATATCCCGATATGCCGGGGTTGATGCTCACCGGGCTGTTGTCGCGGTTCTCCATCGATACGGTCAGGAGAGCGCTGCTGGCGTCGCCATCCAGCTGCGGAATGGCTCGGGGGTCGACCTCTTCGATCTCTCTCGCCACTTTGGCGGCAAGACCAGCTACAACAGCCTCGTACCACCTGTTCGGAACTTCGACCTGCTGCGTCATGCTGCCCACGTCCATAATCGATCGGTGGGACTTCACGACAAGCTGGTAACGACCATCTCCTTGACTAGGAACAGGCCATGTATGCATCACACAGCGATCTGCTTGCCGATCCAGCCAGTACTGCAGGGGCCTCTCAGAGAGGAAGGTCTTGTTGGGTAGGTAGAAATACTCATCCCGGTTCATGCGTGAGAGCGGTATTTCTGAGGGTGATGCACCGAAGAATATCGTCGTATCGTTGAGTGTTCCGCCGTTGGCGACAATGCGATAATATGTGCTGAGCGTCAGCTCCTCGACGTCGAACCACGACCACTCACCCGCGACCGCTTGAGGGTCTGCTACCGTCTGAACTGTGGTCCAGCTGACGCCATCTGTTGAGGTCTGGAAGAGGAGAACATCACTCACTCCAGACCAGAGTACGCCGACAGCCGAAATACGCTGCTCCTCATCCAGCTGCGTCGCCTCGTACGAGGCCGCCGAAGTCCGGGTGCCGGTCGGCTCCTGCAGTAGTCGGAGGTTCGCATTGAGAACGTCGATCGTCCCGACGGGGAGTGTAAACGCTGCCTTCCCTTCGTAAACGGGGAGGGTGACTGTCTCCAGACACCAGAGATTGATCTGCACGGCAGACCACTGCTGGAGCATGAGGAAAAGACAGTCTTTGGCGATGTCGACATGCTCGCCGGTGATCTTGGACGCCGAAACCTTGCAGCGACGGAACGCATGGTCGATGACCTTGCGCGTCGTGAACGTCGTCGATCCTATGGTTCCAGAGTAAGCCATGCGCTCCTGCTTGCTACCGCTTCCGGTAGCCCGCTAGTGGCAGCAGGCTTGACACCCTCAAGTCGTAGCACTTTCGCCAGATCGTGTCCATAGTCATGCGATCTCCACTTCCCGGGCAGGGAGCGCGGGTTTCGCCGCCACACTACGTGCGCTGCGAGAGCCGTTTGAGTGCACGTACGCGGGGACCCTCCCTGTGGATGTTATGCTCCTCGACGCATCTCCCGCAGCGATAGAGACCGCGCGCTCGAGTTGTGGTCTCCCCCGCGCTACACCCCCATGGATTGCGTAGGACCAGCCGAAGGCGGTACCGCTCGCGTTGGCATCTACCAGCGCCAGAGCTTCACCCCCGGCAAACGATATTGTCACTGTGATATCGGCGCCCGCAGCACTACCATCCGCCGCGACCGCCGCAGTTCCTCCGGTGAAGGATATCGTCTCGAGGAGAGTTGCGCCCGCTGCGCTGGCATCTCCCGCAGCCGCGCCTCCGCTGAGAGCTATTGAGATGCTCGCGCTGAGCCCTGCTGCGCTGGCGTCTCCTGTAGCCGCGCCACCAACCACAGACTGAGACGAGCTGATGCTGAAACCTGTGGCGCTGGCGTCGCCGGTAGCCGCGCCACCGGCAATCGCTGTCAGTGACGCGCTGAGGGCGAACCCTGTAGCCTCCGCCCCGCCTGTAGCCGCCCCACTGCCCAGCGATAGAGAGACGCTGATGTCGAGCCCGGTAGCGTTTCCGTCGCCAACTGCGCCGAAATACCATGTTTCCCAGATCGTCGCAGCCGTGCCGTCCGCATCGGCCTTTATGAGCTGCCTGTAATAACCCTGTCGCTTGTTCCTCCGCCGCGCCCAAGCGGTTTCAAGCGCGAAGCCGGTCGCCATCAGCCTTGGGTTTCGGTATAGACCCCCGTGATATTCGATGCCGTCGTTGTATTAGGCACAAATATCAGGAACGGGACAACCCCATCGTAAAGACGCGGTAAACGGCTCGTCAGCGGGTCAAGGTCGTTCGGGATCAACGCCAGCAACGGGATAGCCGCAAGCACCCGATAGGCTACGAGGTTGATCGTGCCCGATACCCATGACACCGAAAGCGTCAGCGACTGGACCGAACGCACCCCCGTGTCGCCCGCCTGCTGCCCGATAGGGAAGAATGAACCCGCCGCAGGGCTGTTTGCCGTAGCGAAGCTGTTGGTGGCCGTGCGGGACGCTGTGCCCGCTTGGTTGGTGTATCCGATGGTGATGGTCGGAGCCGCCGCGCCGCAAGCCGCGCTGACCTCCAGCCCCAAATAAACGCCATCGCCATTTGTTGAACCGGCAATGTCGCGCGCCGGAAAAGTCGGTGACGTGATGCTCTGCGAACCCGTCGAAGTGATTGTAACCCCGCCGTTATGCCAAAGCCTATCGCACAGCATCAACACGCCCGCCTGATTGGCCATTGCCGTCAGGCCCGCAAGATGCGCGTTACCGGAGCCGGGGTTCTTATGGTAGATCTGGCCGTTGACCATTGCCGAGGTGCTTGAAAGAACAACGCCGTTGAGCGTGGTATCCCACGAACCGGCGCCCGGATTACCGCCTAGCCCCCAGAGTGATTGGGGCTTGCCCGCAACCAGCGTCGGGGTGATAGCCTTTGCAAAGGGCCGTGGCGGCTGCATCCCCGCAATCGCGCCATCAAGGGTTGTGATAGCCATCAGGCGGCCTCTTCAAGATAGGTTTCGTCGAAGTCGCTCAACACGCCGCCAAGATCGAGCGTCCAGCCGTTCGCAGCATCATTGCGCGCAACAACAGTATATTCGCCCGGAAAACTCTCCGAAAATGGTTCCAGAACCCTAACGGTTGAGCCGATGCCGATCACTAGTTTTGCTTCGTAATGGTTGATGCGGCGAGGGAGAAAGTCCCCGCCGTAGAGACGATGTCTGCTCCGAAGTCGTCGTATGCGATGAGTTCATCCGCCGAGGAGGCACCGCCACGGGACTTGTAGTACACCGCACCGCGAGCGGTGATCGTTGCCGTGGTCCACGATACCGCCCCAAAAGTGATCACGACGCGATCGTTCACCGTATCGACTGCAGCAACAGAGACCGCAGACGCGGCTCCCCCCGCCGTGTAGCCGGTACCTGAAACCTCGTTCGTCACATCACTGCGCTTGGTATGAGTGTCCTTGTTGGGGGTATACGCCGACGTGACCAGCATGACCTTGAAGGTGTCCGTGTCAAAGTCGATCGAGCCGATCGCTTCGTCGCGCAGCGCAGAGTTGAAGATCAGTGAAGCCACGTCGAACTCCCTTTTTAAGGTTTCGGAACCACCCGGGGCATAGCAGACCAGCTGAAGCCTGCAAACATCTTCATTTGCTTGCCATTGCCGAGATCACCGCCCGAACAGTTCAGAAGTTTATTGATGCAGTTGTCGTGCCACATCTTCATGACGCCATCATCCCACGCACCCCACCAGTCAGCGTGAAAGCTGGTTCCTGCGGTCATGATCATACCGTCAGGCATGACGTCCGAGGAGAGGTGCCAAGGCTCCGCCGTGGCCCCTTGGCTGTACCACGCACCCATCGTGAATGTCGGAATGACGTAAGGATGCGTTGTCGGGCATTGGGCATAAGCCTGCCCGATATAGGATGAATAGGCGACATGGCTGCGATGATCGGCGCTGTCGAGGTTCTTGCCGTCCCAGCATTCCGGCGCGGAAATAACAGCTCCAACCCTTGCCGTGACGGGACAATTTGCCTGTGCCGTGGGCAGGTCCTTGTAATGGCCCGGAATTGCACCAGTACCATCGCAGTTGAAATAACCCCCGCCCGTCGATTTGGCAGTGAGATCGAGCATGTTCCGGCCAAAAATGAACCTCAGGCCCCGGGGCAGATCGACACAGGCCTTGCCGATCTTCGCGCAAAGCGGATCGGTCTTGGGCCTGCGCTTGTAATAGATGGTGACGTAATCTGGTCTGATGACCTGTGATTTGTCGTTCAGCATGGCGGGCATCCAGTAGGCCGAACGGTTGAGCGGCGACGTACAGGTCGAGGCCCCCGTAGTGCGGAGACTGTCGTACGTAGAGTTCGCGTTCACCGCGAGGTTACCGAAGAATTGGTGCAGGTGCGATTTACCGGGCTGCCCCGGATAGACGATCGGATCGTCATAGCCGAGGTGGCCTGCGCTGCAAATGAGCCGGAATGCACCCACGACGTCGGGAGCCGCGCTAGGAGGGATGGCGCCACTGCCCCAGCTCGGGACCAGCTCGCTATTCACATCGAAGTTCGATGCGATCGGTGCAAGCCCTGTCGTCGGCACCACTGTGTCTACCGGTGGCGGTGGAGGCGGCGGCGGTGGAGGCGGCGGCGGCGGTGGTGGTGGTGGTGGTGGTGGTGGTGGAGGCGGCGGTGGTACGACCTCCGCCGCCCTAATAGCCGTGTATGTGCTGAGAATGCGCTTATGCGCCGCCGCGCCGTCCTTCGACCCACTGAGGTAGGATTGCTGGCACGTTACGTTCGTCGCCCCGCAGAGCGCAGCTGCGGAGAGCTTCCGGGCGTCCTGCTGAAAGTCCGTAGAGGCGACGGCTGTCGTTGACATAAAAGTCAACAGGAGGGCTGCTCGTTTCATTTTGGCACCGCTGGAAGGAGTGACTGGATCGAGTTCGTTTCTAGTGTCAGTGTTCTGATCGCATCGTTGATCGTGACCGTCGCCGGGCACTTCGGATTACGACAAGTCCGCATAGCCTTGACCGTCGCCTCGGCTGCCACGATCTGCGGCGGCGCCTTGTACACGAAGGGCTTGGCGCCTGACGCTACCCGGTCGAAGCGGATCGACGCCTGCTGCCGCGTAGCCGTGTACTGGTTCCACGCACGGTAGAGCTTGGCGAAGAGAGGCATCGGCGGCGCGGCCTTGATCGGCGCCGCGAGCCGCTGCTTGGCGAGCGCGATGTTGGCGTCGAACTTGGCTTGGTCTTTCGCGTCGCGCGCTCTGGCTGCATCGCGCAGCGCGATCCATATCTGCTGCGTCTGCGGCCCCGGTGTGCGTGCCTGCGCGGTCTCAATCAGGTCTGACAGGGTCTGGTTGTTTGCTGCGGCCTGCTTGGTGATGACCGGATGCGCCATACCCACGATAGGTCCCATGTCCATGTGACTGTGGTCGACCGCGCCGACGGCCTGAGCACCCATCGCCGCCATCTTGCCCCCGCTAGCATCGGTGAAGAGCTTCAGCCGCTGCTTGTGGCCCGTTCCGGTGTAGGTGGGGATGTCGAAGTAGTGGCTGACTGAGGCCCCAGTATACCCCGGTGCAATGTTGACGTTGAC